GCTGTAGTTATGCGCCCATTGCACCACGGGGTTGCGCTTGAAATTGGCGAGGTCCCAGCCGGCGGCGTCGATCACGAAGCCGTCGCGGGCGATGTCGGAGGTGGAGGCGACGAAGCGGATGGCGTCGCCCGGGGAGGCCTCGGCCGCCCGCAGGGTGTAGGCGCGTAGGATGTCCGGCACGGCGGTCCTCCTGAACAGACAAAAAAGCGGCGCATCGTCCGGCTCGCCATAACGAGTCGGTCAATGCGCCACCAAGTGCTCTCAGCAGCTTTTCAGTTACGGTCCAGTATACGCTACGTTCGTTGCGGCGTTGCGGCCCGTTTGCGTCGCGCGATCAGCGACCGCTCTAGTCCGAGGTAGTCCTCAATGGCGTTAAGCTGCAACATGAGCGATTCACGCATGCGCATCAGGTACTCGCGCTCCGCCTCGGAGACGGCGCGGGGGGACGGCGGGGGCGTCTCCGACTCCTCACGAACCACCAGGCGCGCCACCGCCAGCGTCATGGGGCATCACCCTCCGTCCGCTCGTATTCATCGGGGAGCATGACGACAAGCTGTTGGAAGAGCGATGCGATGGCATCCTCGGCGGCATCAACGTGATAGGCGGGTGTGCCGGGTTTCGGCTTGAAGTTCTCGGTGCGTCGCAATCCCAGACTGACCCGGATTTGCTGAATGTGCTCCATCGCGGATTCAAGCGTCACGAACGGCTTGACAGTGACATGGACCCCACCGGAGCCGTTACAGTTTTGGCACGCGATGCGAACACCATCGGCCGGCGTGAAGTATCCCTGCCCTTCGCAGTTTCCACACTCGCGGCGAATAGTTGGTCCCGTGGGCGTCTTTACTACCACGAACGTCATGCCTCATCACCCTCCCACTCCACATCGATGATCGCCGTCATGGTGCAGCGACAGTTCACCACCTCGGACGCCACGCCCAGCAGCCCCGGCCCCGGCCCGGTCGCATCCCCAACGGTGAAATCCTCGTCGAGCCGGCGCCGTTGCCCGTGCGCGGCCACATGGGTCTCGCGGGTGCGGCTATCAAGCGCCGAGAGCCACCGCTTGCCGGCCACCACGCCGCTCTGTCGCCAGGCCTCGAGGTCGCCGGTCGTGCTCGCCCGGTTGGTCTCCGTCCGCGCAATCGTCTCACCGCTGCTGCGGATGCGGTCGCCCATCACGGCTTCGACCCGCTCGGTCAGCTTGGTGACACTCTCGCCGGCGGCGGTGCCTTCGCTCAGGCTGGTCTTCAGCGCGTCCCACGTCGTCTGGTTGACCCGCTGGGCGAACTGCTGCACCTGCCGCTCGATGGCATTGATCACGTCCGGACGGCCGATGTCGAAGCTGATCGAGAGGCCGAGATCGTCGAGGGCCTGCTGGCCGAGGTCGTCGACGGCCTCCTCGATCAGCGGCCCGACTTCGAGCCGGAAGGTCTTGATCCACCGGGGCAGATCGAACGGGTTGTCGGCCACCTCGGCGGCGTCGTCCCGCGCTCCGGCCCGCGCCGTCAGCCGGGCCTTGACCGCTTGCCGCTGCCGCCGCATCAACTCCGCGGTGGCGGCGCCGATCGCCTCGTCGTGCGGTTTGGCCCGCTGCTCGAAGCGGCGCATCAGCTGCCGGTGCTCCGGCGAGTCGTAGGCGACGGCCCGGCTCCGGCCGCTGGTCAGCATCCGCGCGCGCTCCGGCTCGGTCTCGCCGTCGGCCGCCGGCGGCAGCGCGGGCGGGGCTGGCGGGTCCGGTTTCGTGGCATCCATGATGGGCGTCAGGGTGGCCGGTGCCCACCAGGCGTCTCCCCACGGCAGCGGATCGAGGCCCTGCTCTTCCCGCCACTCGTTCTGGAGCAGCACGCCCCGGTCCAGCTGCTCCTTCTCGATCGCCCACTTCTCCCGCTCCGCTTCCTGCAAGACCAGCACATCGCTCGCGTCGAACTCGATCAGATCCGCCTGCCCGGGAAAATGGGGCAGCAGCTGCTCGGTCAGCTCGTCGGCGATGAAGCGCGCTTCCGGAATCAGCGTGCGAATCCAGAGATCCAGTTGCGCGGCGTTGTAGTTCTCGTAGGTCCGTTGCCCGCCGACCAGATCGAGCGGCACCCCGTAGGCCCGGGCGATCTCCTCCAGCCCCCACCCGAGGGTGCCCAGAAACTCGGCGTCCTTCGGGGTGATCGACAGCGGCTGGATGCTGGTCTCAAACCGGAAGACGGCGAGCCGGTGCGCCTTGTCCATGCCCCGGAAGCGGCGGGCGATCGAGGTCTCGATCGATTGCGCCTGCTCTTCGGTCAGGGTGGTGCCCGCCTTGGGGCCGATGACGCCGCTGACCTGCGCGCCGTTCCGGAAGAGCATGGCATTGCTGTACATGGCGGCATAGGCGGTATCGGCGGCGATCATGGCGGCGCTGATCGGTGGCAGCGACACGAACTCGTTGATCACGTTCGGGTAGCGGAACCAGATCACCTCGTCCCGCTCGAAGCGGATGGGGCGGCTGCCGTCCGTGGGCTGGTACTCGAAATGGCTGATATAGCTGGCCCCGCTCCGGATCACCTGCATGCGGTCGGGCGGCACCCACCAGAGCTCTTGCGGCACGCGGCGGCGCTGGGCCTGCGTGCCCCGCTCCAGCACCCAGAACGCGCCCTGCTGGTAGACGCCGAGGCTCATCTCGGTCATCTCGATCAGGCGCCGGAAGGTCCAGAACGGGTTGACCTTCTGGAGCAGCTCGTAGAGGTCGCCGCTGGTCACATCGGTCTTGGTGCCGTCGCGGGCGACCCGGTAGAGTTTCGGTTTCAGGCTGGCGAGCATCTGGGCCCGCAGCCGGTTGCAGACGTAGACGGCGTTGCTGGTGGCGAGGTAGCTGGCCGGATCCTTGTACTTGCCGAAGGTGTCGGTTTCGGGCATCAGGTAGATCGGCTCCACCATGCCGTTGCTGGCCGTGAAGGAGCGCGCGCCGTTGGTCAGGCCGTCCCAGAACCGGGCGAAGAATCCCATCAGGTCACCATCCTAGAAGACGAGCCTCCCGGTCAGTCCCGTTTCGGCGAACGCCAGCATCAGCGACTCCGCCCGGTCCGGGCTCTTGACGCCGCGCTTGCGTGCCTGGTCCTTGCTTTCGATCACCACCTGGCCCCGGGCGTTGTGCCCGTAGCGGATGCCGGCGCACTGGCCGACGGTCAGATCATCGGCGAGCCCGGTCACCTCCCCGGTCTCGAAGCGCTCGCGCAGCCCCCAGTAGAGCTCGGCCTTGAGGTTGGCGAACCGTTCCCGGTCCCGGGGCGCCTCCCCCACGTTCACATCGACCACCCGGTAGCCGGCGTCCTCGAGGTGCCGGGCCATGTAGTGGCCGACGCCAATGCTGTCGACGTTGATCTTGTCGATCGTCCAGCGCCGCAGCTCCGTCAGCACCTCGCCGCGCGGGTCGGGCTGGGCCCAGACCCGCGGCGGATGGACGTGGCCACCCTGCCGGAGCGTGAGCACCGTCTCATCCTCCCCCGGCCCGGCCACATCGAGCCCAGCGACGGCGGGAGCGTCCCGCTCCGGCAGCGCGGCCGGCATCGCCCCGGCCCGCTCCAGCCACGCCAGCGAGATGAGGGCGTCCTCCGACTGTTCGGGGAACTGGCCGCGAACGCGGGACTGCCAGAGCGGCGACGATTCGCCCCACGTGTGCAGCTTCTCCCAGACCCACCGGCGGGTGGTCAGGTAGGGGCGCGGCGAATGGGCCAGAAGCGGACAATCGCCGTCCGCGAGGGGGATGGCCCGCAGCTGCTCCACCGTGACACCGGCGAGATTCGGGGTGTCAAAGGCATCGATGGTGTAGGTGTCCCAGAGGGCGCGGTCCCGGCCGAAGGCGTCATAGAACGGGCCGGCCGCGATGGTGGGGTTGCCGAGCATCAGGATCCGGACATCACCGCCGGCGCGCACGCCCTCGATGGCTTCGAAGATGTCGGGCCGGACACCGGGCGCTTCGTCAAGCACGATCAGGACGGTGCCGTGGAACCCCTGGAACCGCACCCCCTGATCGGTCGAGAGCCCCATGGCGTAGCAGTCGGCGGAGAGCTTGAGTTCCGTCTGGGTCAGGGAACCGCCGAGCGGGATGCGGGCGCTGTCGTAGGCTTTGTGGATCTCGCCCCAGAGGAGCTTTTCCACCTGCGGCCACGTCGGCGCCGTCGTGATGGCGATGCCCCGCATCCGGATCACCCACCAGAGCACGATCTCGGCGGCGGTGTAGGTCTTGGCGCTGCTGTGGCAGGCCTTGACAGCGACGCGGGCCTGCGGGCGGCTGACCGAGCGCATGATGCGGCGCGGCACGTCCCAGGGATCGTGGCCGAGCACGTTCGCGGCGAACCAGACCGGGTCACTCGCCCGGTCGAGGATCGTCCGCGCCTGCGCCGGGTGCAGCGAGGGCGTGGAGGTCAGCAAAGGTGATCGCTCCCGAAACGTTCAGCCGGTCGGTGAACAACTGATAGTGCTTGCCGAGCAGCTCCAGCGCCTTGATCTTGTCCGTGCGGTCCCGGCGCGTTTCCACCACGCCCCCGGTTTTGGGGTCATAGCGGACGATCAGGAACTCCTCATCGGACGCAAACGCCACGTCGGCCAGTTCCGAGAGCACCGCATCGGCGGGGGCGGCCTTGACGGTCAGCGCCTCACGGATACGCGCGGCCACTTTAGGATGCTTGATGAGTTGCGAGGCTTGTGAATCGATGTTCTTTGGGCTGTACCCGGCCTCGAGTGCGGACCGTCTGGCATTGAACGCGCGAAACCCGTCCGCCCCCGGCTTGCCGCCGAGGTAGTACGCCAGAAATGCCTCCCGCTGCGGACCGAGACTACCCGTTGTCATACCCTGCACCATGATGATGTTGTCGCATACGACGACACGTAGCTCCAGTATACAGGATGGACCGCCCCTGCCGGTCGATGGCGACCCCTCACTCGTCCGCGCGCCCGCCCCAGCGGGTCAGCCCATACCCGAGCGCGAATGTCACCGCGATGATCAGCGGCAGTTGCCACAGGGCGATGCCGTTCAGGTCATGGGTCAGCCAATCGGGCATCAGGCTGCTCCTCGCAACTCATTGAGCACGTCGTCCAGATCAGCCGGACGGACAATGCGCGCCGGAATGCCGGCGGTGTTGAAGGCGTCGATCCACGCTTGCTGCATCGGCCCCAACCGGCCTTTCTCGGTCTTGCATTCGTAGACGAGGCAAACATCGTCTTTGACCAGAAGTAAATCAGGAAATCCTTCTGGAGACCGCCGGGAGTCGTAGGTGTGATAAACCAACCATCCGAGATGATTAGCCGCCTGTACGATCATCGATTGAAGTTCCTTTTCCGTGACGTAGATCACCCGCGCCCCCTCTCACGGCGTAGACGTCGGCATGTTCGACACTGCCTCTTTCCTTGGGGCGAGACGTAGAGGTTATCGCCGTCAAGCGAGTGGCCGCGTGTGCATATCCCGGCAACGCTTGCAAGTACTGTCGGGGCTACGCCTCGCATAACGTTGACACGATTTGAGACCGCTTCAAGATGATCAGGGTTGACGCACCATCGGTTCCGACAAAGATGATCAAGCACGCGGCTCACAGGGATTGGTCCCTTATGCATCTCATAGCTCAGACGATGTGCGTAGAGAACTTCCGATCCTCGTCCGGCTTGACGCAGACGGGCATAACCAGCCTTGTCGCAGAACGCAGTCCACCGCCAGCAGCCCGAAGGGAGCTTCTCAACCTTTGCCCAAAATCGTTGTTCGAGGGGAATGCTAGAATACGTCCGCATCTCAGACCTCCTACGTCTGGGTGCCACGCCGGGGAGTGTTACCAGCACTGCCCCGGCACCTTTCTGTTGTGCATCCATTATACCAGAAACCTCCGGATATAGCGGGATATTTCCGAGATAGCCAAGCCGGCCGGCCGCCTCGATGATCGCCTCCATCAGCTGCTTTTCAGTCATCGTTGCAGCCAACGGTGTCACCGTCCCCCTCCCAGTTCCTGCTCGAACCGCTTCATCGCCTCGTCATCCCCCGCCAGCACGGCGGCGATCCACGCCATGACGACCATCTGCCGTGTCTCCCGCCGTCGCCGCTCCCGCCGTTGTCGCCACCAGGTGCGCGGGCCGGTCATGACTGGGCCTTTCGGGCGGCGATGAGGCGAAGCGCGATCTGGTCAACGTAGGCGTGATAGTCGTCATACGCTTGCCGCCATTTCTCTCGATCACGGACGGCCTGCGTGCGACGCCAGCGACTCACCACCTCGAATACCTCGTCACGCGCGAAGTCCAGCTCGGATGTCTCAAAATCCGCCTCGGTCGGCTCGGCCTGCATCGCGCCTGCATCGCGCCTGCCCGGTAGGCGTCAAGCGTGGCAATCGCCACCCGCGCCATGCTGTCGGCATTCCACCCGCCGCCGCTCCGTTCCATCTCGTTCCAGAGCGCCGTGCGCACCGCATCCCGTTCGCTCATGCGTCAACCCCCGAAACGATGTCGCGGCCATGCCACACGATCACGCGGGTATCGGTATTCGCCGCGTAAACACGGCCACACGCATCGCAGGCGTTCTCATCATCGAGCTGGACGTAGACCAGATCCTCAGCTCCGCACGCGCACTGAATGACGGCGCAGGTATCCACCCAATTGATGCGCCTGACTTCCGGGAGTTGCACGACTGTGTTTTGCTCACTCATCTCACGTCCTCCTGCCCGGCCTTCCGGGCGGACACCCGTGCGATTGCGTCGTTGACCAGCGGTGTCAGATCGCCGTACAGCGCGGTGCGCAGGCCGATAGCGACCTGCTGGCTATAGCGTTTGCCGAAGGTACGATCCTCGATCAGGTCGTAAAGCTCGCGATGCGCTCCATCACGAAACGTGCTGGAACGGTCCTCATCCGTGAAGCACTCGTTTTGCACGGACTCCCAGTCCGACACCGTAAGTTTCATGCCTGATCTCCGTTCTGCCCGGCATTCCGGGCGGCGATGAGAGTGGTAAGCAGATCAGTCACGGCATCGTCGCAGTCGTCGGGCCGGTCCCATTCGATGCTGTTTCGGCGCAACCATCCATGAACCGCCTCGATCTCCACCTCGGTCGGCTCGACCTGCATCGCGGCGATGGCGGCGTCAGCCTTGCTCCGGTAATCAGCGCGGAGCCATTCCGCCTCCGACGCCCAATGCTCCTCATCGTTGACCACGGCATAGATCGCCATCGCCACCCGGTCTCGCAGCTCGCTCATCACCACACCCGCTTCAGTTCCGCCCGCCGCTCGGCGAGCTCACGAATCCGCGCCTCGATGGCTTCCCGGGGAATGTAGTAGCGGGCCATCGGGTAGCTGAAGCAGCGGATGCGCCCCTGCTTGATGTCCTCATTGAGCTGGTTCAGCGGGTAACGGTACTGCCGCACCACGTCCGCCTTGGTCAGGAGCTCGCATGCCCGGTCTTGTCGCTCGCTCATCCCCGCGCCTCCTTCCGCCGTTCCTGTTCCTTCGCCACCACGCTCGCCACCTTGTCCCGCGCCGCCGTGTAGGCCTTGAGCTTGCCCCGCACGAACGGCTTGTCGGGCTTCGTGGCGGCCCGGCTGGCCGCTTCCACCACGGAGACGGCGCTATCAAGCCGGGTCAGGGCCTCGAACCAGCCCGCGTACTCGTCGTCGGTCATGGGCTTGCTTTTGGCGCTCATGGCGTCACCTCGTGGAAGAGTCCAGCCTGCTGCGGCGCGTGCGAGGGCGTGACGAAGATCTCGTCATCGTGGGCGTTGAACCAGCGATCTCCCTCGCGTCGAATGTTGTTGAGCCAGAAGTGCGACTCCCGCCGGCCGGGCCGAGGCGCGCCGGGAGCGATCAGCTCAAGCGAGATGAGGCCTCGGTCGAGCGGATAGATGTCCCAGACCTCATACGGGCCGGTGTTGTAGCTCGTCGAAACAATGTCGCCGGTGCTGATGCCGAGCGCGGTCTTGAAGGGCGGTTTGCTCATACCGGCACCACCGCTTCCAGGTTGCGCACCGAGCGCCCCAGCAAGTGCGCCAGCGCCATATGCCAGTCCGGAACGACCGTGACGTCCGATCGTTCCGTCACGCCTATCTGGTAGAAGATGTTCTCCGCCGGGCCAACGACGATGATCGGGATCCTCAGCGCCAGCGCGTACCCGGCCTCGACGTGCCGGCCGCCGCTCATGTAGCCCACCGTTCGCCGTTCGGTGAAAGCAATCAACACATCTGATGCCTCGATGTCTTCCAGGTCTTCCAAGGCGAAGGTGGCGAGCGTCTCGTCGGTGTAGACGGCATTCGCATCATCCAGCCCGTGCCCACCGAGCCAGCGGCTGGTCACCGTCAGACCGATCTGCCGAAGTTCGTCCCGATAGGTCCGCAGTTCATGGCCCCGACTGAAGCGGGATGCAAGGTAGATCTTCACATCGTCACCCCGCTCGCTTCGGCCTCGAGCGCGGCCAGCTTGGTCCGGATCGCGACGTTGACGCTGATCGCGCCGTTCGTCCGCTCCCAGCCGCGCACCAGGGACAGCGACACGCCGAGCCGGGCCGCCAGCGCTTCAGCGTCGATGCCGAGCAGCGCCATCAGGCGACGGACGCGCACCGCCGTCCAGATGTCACCGTCATCAGCCGGCGCGGTGCCGTTCGTCCGGGGCGGCGTGCTTGCCGCCGTGACTGCCGCTGGCGCTGCACTGGCCACCGTGGCGCGCAGGGTGACCGACTGCGGCTGGAAGAGGGTTTCGGGCACGTCGAGCACGAGCGTGGCCGTGAGCTCGCCCTTCTTCGGCTTGCTGTCCGAGCGGGTGGCGAGCCGGATGCCGCCGTCCGCCGTGAGATAGACCGTGGTCGTGATGATCATGCCTGTACCTCCGCGATCACCGCGTGCTGGAGCGCGATCCGCTCATACCGCGCATTGAGATCCCGCAGCTCGTCCCACGACTTGCCGCGTGCCTGCGCGGCGAGGTCCTGCAACTCCGGCGTCATCTGGACGTGAACGATCTCCACCGCGCCGTCATGTTTGGCATACCCGGCCAGGCGCTCCAACGCGGCGATCTGCTCGTCTATCGCCTCGATCCCGCGCTCAATCCCATGCTTCTCGTCTTCAAGCTCCTCGATTTGGCTGTCCAGACTGTCCCATTCATTGGCGAGATCAGCGCGCTCACTCCTCAGGTCGTCCAGGGTCTTCATCTGTTCGTCTCCATGCCGGTGAACAACGGCAGCCCGGCCAGATCCGGGGCTGCGGCCGGCGGAACGAGCGGCGCCGGCCGGTCAAGGGCGATGAACTGCTGGAAGCAGCGCTCGCGGGCCGCGCTCAGGTTGGCGATGCTCTCCAGGAGCGCATCGGCCCGCCGCGCCTGCCCGTCCCGCCGCAGCGCGGCCCACTGGGCCCGCATGGCCGCGATCCGGGCGTCGAACTGGGTGAGCTTGTCCAGGTAGGCCGCAATGCGGGCCTGCGGGTCATCGGTGGTCATCGGGTCGCCTCCTCCGTCATCGCGATCTCAAACCAGAAGCGTCCACCGCCGCGTGCCGATCGAAACTCATCGATCGTTCGTGCGTGCTTTGCGCTATTGCAGGACCGGCACGCCGGTACGAGATTGTGGAGGTCGTTCCCGCCGCCACGCGACACGGGGTGCAGGTGGTCAACCTGGAAGGTCAGGAAGGGATCGAGATCACACCCGCAGTACCAGCACAATCCGTCGCTTTTGCTCCACACCGCCGATCGGATTTCACGGGAGATCGGTGAGCGCGCGGTGCCTGGCGCCGGCTCCGTCCTGGATCGCGGTCGCTTGACGGGTGTGATCTCCTTGACGTGGATGAGCCCGCGATCGACCCGAAAGACGCGCACCGGCGCTCCGCCATGTGCGGGGATGATCTCGGTCCCATCGTCCACGAGTGGGAACGTGCGATCAAGATCGGCTTGCTCGGCAAGCGCCTCGCCCCGTCGATCTGCTCGCCACGCGATCGGCACCAGTCGGTATTCCGGCCACGCCCACCACAGATCGTCATTGCGCCGGCAATGTGCCTGTCGGCCACCGAGAAACTGGCGCGGATCGTTGGATCGATCGCCAATCACCGATTCCGGCGCAAGCGCGTCGAACCCGCGATGCCAGTGCTGGCCGTCGCAATACGGGCAGCGGATCACCCGCCAATACCACGCTTCGAGGGGCGTGCTACTTGGCAGCATGACCGGCTCATCGTCCGAGCCAAACACCATGGCCCAATGCAGATCAACGGGAGCGCTCGGCGCTCCGCTCCAGGTAGGCGTGCGCTTGAACGTCGGATGGAGCTGTCCGTGCTCCAGCACTTCGAGGTAGCGGAATGTTCGAGGGGATGTAGAATGCATACGCAACTCGGACCTCCTAGCGTCTGAGTGCCATGCCGGAGGACGTTGGCGCGTCGCTCCGGCGCTTTCGTTTTGTTTCCGCCATTTTAGCATGTCCTTGGGCGAAATGGCGCGTTCGTTCGCAGGTTTCGGCCCGATTTCTCATCGAACGATGATGCCGGATTCCAGCAAGTCCTCCTGGCTGATGATCCCGAAGCGGGTGATCGTCGCGCCCTGGGCGCGTACCAGGTGATCGACGAGCGCAACCAGGGCCGGGCGGCGCGGGTCGTCGGCGTCGGCGCTGGTCATTGCGAGGAACCGCGCGTACGTGGCGCTCTCAATCGCGCGGCCATGCCGGTCAAGACAGGGCAGCGGCGTGATCTTGGCGGCTTCGTCCCAGGGGAGCGCGCCCGCCTGCCAGTGCATCGCCGCGTCCAGGACTTCCTCCACCGCCCACGCTTCCGCGGCGTCAAGCGGCCGGCGGCCGCCATCCGGCAACAGGTGACTGATCGCCTCGATCACGACATCCCTCCCGTCAGCGCCGCCCCGGCTCCGGCCGGCAGCGCGGCATCACCGGTCTGGATCGCCTTCGTGCGGCGCTTCGCCCCGGCCTCATAGACGTTCCGGAACTGCGCCCGGATGGTCGGAAGCTGCTCCGCATCAGCGGCGCAGACCTGCTCATACCCCACATGGTTGACCGCGGCGGCGACCAACTCGTCGGACCAACCCGGCCAGTCCCGATGGGCCGCATGCCGGAACAGGTAGCTGCCATGGCGCCGGATGGTGGTCATCAGCTCATCCCACGCGGTTTCCCATGGGTCGATGTCCGAAACCGC